TCTGACAGTGCGTTTTGAACTATTTCTTTAATCGTAGCCATCGTTATCTCCTCGATTCCTTACTATTTATGCTTCTACTATTTCTGCACGCCAGACTTCGCCTTCAGGAGAAGCAATAGGACCGTCGACCATCTTAAGTTTGGTGTTCCGAGGTAGGATGTGTTCATCATCCTCGGCATGACCATTATCTGGTACGGCAGCGTTAACGTCTATGACCTTCTGACCCTTCTTAAGGTCAATCTGTATCATGGTTGGCTTCCGAGTCTCACCCTTTGTATGGTCAAGCTCTTGGCCTTGAGCAGCACTAGGATTCAAGGTCGTGCTTAAGAATCCTTTGAATTTGAACGTTTTGCCGTTCTCCAACTTAATCTTTGTTCCAGTATAAGTGGAATAGTCATGGTCAGATTTGAAAGTGTCGTTTTTGAATGCATTGTCCATTGCGCGTATCTTCCAAGATGCCATTCTTTCCTTGTGACGGTCTGGAGACGGTCCAATGTGAATGTGGGTATTAATATCATCTGTGGTTTCGATAAATTTGCGAAGGACTCCTTGTATTTTCTTGTCTTGATGTATTTTGTTTTCGGTGTATTTCTTTGTATTCGAAGAAAGAATATCAGCGCGTAGTTTCTTTGTTTTCTTATATACATCTGCACCCACATCCACACGGATATCACCCGATGCGTCACCGTCGTATTTTGTGTCCACATTCTTGGCGCCGCCTTTAAGAATAGACTTTTCATACTTACCCTGGAACTTATTGCGCCATGCTCCGAATTCCTTTTCAGGAACCTTCTGGGGCAAATGCTCCATTCGACCGGTTTTTTCATCGTATTTGGTCTGTGTAATGGCCTTAAGTTGGTCATTACGGACAACGTGAGTTACTTTGAACTCACCTTTCTTGTTCTTAATACCATATCGACCAAAGCCGATATATGACAAACCAAGTTGCTTTGCTTGCTGGCGTGGACCAGAAGCTTCTCGGGCAGGTTTATCATGTATGTCTAAAAGATTAGTTTCAATCAATTCTTCATTTGACATGTTAGGCTCTTTCTAGAGGCAGATTAAATCTGTTCTTTCTCTTGCCTTCCTGTTCGACTGCAACATCATCTGGATTATATTCTTGTTCCTGTTGTGCGCCGCCCTGCTGCTGACCCATAGCCATTGGTGGTGCGCCCGGAGGAGCCATACCCATTGGTACAGGTGGCATGACACCGCCATTCTGTGGTGGTAATGGTTCACCAGTTTCAGGATCTGTTGGCTCGTTTTCACGCGCCTCTTCCTTTATTTGTTTTTTGATTTCTTCGATATCATCTTCGGTCATGCGAAGGATATTCTTCCAAACCCATTCCTTGGAGAAATATGAACCTGTATAAGGTACGGCAGCCATCATTAGATTCATTCTGTTCTGATTTATTTCGGCATCCTTAAGTTCGTCAAAGTAAACGTCCTTTAGGAAGTCATAATAGATATACTCTCTGAATTCATCCCATTCTTCCTCGGTGCAAATCTTCTTAAGCACAAGTTGAACGCGCAGCAAATCATCAAACAACGTTGAGAATTTGTTACGTAGTCTGTTAATGAATTTACCAAATTTGATTTCATCGCGGGTAATTTCGGTTGAACGACCAATAGAGAAACCTGTTCCCTGCTGGGTGCGTGAGAACGGAACACCAAGTGCCTTGTATAGTTTCTTTTCGAAGTATTCAACGTCGGCGATTTCGCCTAGGTTCTGTCCACCAGGAAGTGTCTGAATTTCGGATGATTTGTTACCTTCACGGCGTGGTAGCCAAAAATCTTCCAACATCGTCATCATTTTACGGTCGTCTTTGATTTCTCCTGTTGAGGAATCATAGATCAACTTGTTACGATAGTTGGTCATAACACTCTTTAGATATTGCTCGGCCTTGATTGTTGACATGTTACCAACGTCAACATAAAATGCACGGCGTTCTGGTGCGCGGGCCAAACGGTAAATAACAGTTGCATCTTCCAACATGCGTAGTTGGTTAAGAGGCTTGATTGCTTTGTGAAGGTAGCTTAGTACCATTGCTCTCTTGGCGTCCATCAAACCACTGGTGGTATAAACAATGGAGTCCTTGGTAATTTTGGCACCAAGTGCTGGCGCAGCAGCGCCGATAATACCACGTTCATTATACACGTAATATTCATCTGTGCTTGCAATGATTTCTAGACCGGTCTTAGGGTCACGGCCTTTTTTGATTTCTCTGATTTTACGGATACGGCGAGGATCAATATGGCGTAGTTCCTGAATACCTTCGGCCTTCTTTGTTTCATCCACCATTACGTGATAGAACAAACGACCGTCAACATACCAACGACGGAATATTTCATGTCCAAGATTATTGAAATTCAACATCCGTAGGAGATATTCGAATTCTTTGGTAATCTTCTTTTTGATTGTGGCTGGTTGCTTTAATTCGTCCATGTTTAAGGACACGGATTTGCCAAGACCATCTGTTACGATGGCTTCATTAACGATATCATCAATGGCTGATTCTGCTTCTGGCTGGGTAGCCATGTCGCGGTATTTTGTGATAAGTTCAACTTCGTTACGGACTACGCCGTCCAAATCGACATAGGTACCAAAGTATGAACCTGATTGAATAACAACAGCACCATCTTCCGTTGTAGGGGCTACAAAGGTCGGTGTGTTTTGCTGGTCTTTCTTTTCCTGTTCTTTATCCTTTGGTCGGGTAATTTCAAACCCGAAAAGATTCCAAGCCCATGATTGTGGTTCTGCCATTCAACTCTCCAATAAATTCGATGGGCGATTAGCCCACCGAACATCATTATCTGATTAGGTTATAGAATACCAACCCGAACGTCTTCCGTCCACTGGTAAGCAAACGTAACGGCAAATTCTTCGATAGTGTCGTTCTGACCCCAATCAAGATCGATTGGTGAAACGTCAATAGGGAAGCAGCCAATAAGTTTAACTTGCTTAATGATCGGACCGGGAATTTCCTTACCGTAGTGGTTGACCATTGGGTCAACAGTGTATGAAGATGGCGACAATGCACCAGCGGCGCGGAAGTTGCCGCGGTGTGAATTGATTGAATTCATCCACTTTTCCATTGTGTTGCGTACCAAGAAATCTTCGTCGTTAAGAACCGTAACTGTCCATTCTGGGAATGTTCTGTTACCGGCCAACTTAATTTCACGACCAAAGTAGTTTACTGGAACAGCACCTAGGGTTGAACCTGGAAGCTGAGAGGTACGGCACATGAATGTGAACTTTTGGTCAACAGCGCCAGCCGATGGCGAACCTTGAACGCGAGAGATTTGAGGGAAAGGCATAATGACTTCAAACAAGTTTGGTCTTGCGCCGTCTCCCACCATCTGTGCTCGGAATTGTCCTACGTCAAAACCCATTTTATTAACTCCTTAAATTCTTTCTTGGTTATTTATGCAGCTTTCGAACGATTGTCTTTCCAAGGAAGAAATTGTAGGTTATCAACCTTAGCAACTTCCTCTATTGGCAACTTCAATTCAAAGGCCTTCTTAATTGAAAACCTATGATCTAATTGGTAACCACCGTCGATTCCACAAACTGTTCTTGGTAAATCAAGAGGATTAATAACAGCCTTATGACTTACATATTCTTTTTCTGAAAGCCACCGTACCTGGTTAGAGTATCTCTGGAATTCAGACTTATTAGGGTTCCATCTAGGATGGTTTTCGCCTTTAAAACTTTTACCTTTTGAATGTCCTACACCAAGTTTGTTTCCTAACATAAGCTTGGGTTTCCGACAACCATAACAGGTATCTTTGTTTCTTGAAAATCTCTGAATGTATTTCTTACCACAATCATCACATTTACAAGAAACATTTTTATTAGATTTCGGAAGTAGGTCAGATACCTTAATTTTCAGACCTGACCTACCTTCTATAACATAACGACTTAGAAGCATTAGAACCTTCCCACTAGTAATTAAAAGCGTCCAACAATTTCCTCAAAAGCAACTCCAGTACGGACCGCTACAAAGTTTAGTTGGATAAAATTAATCGATCTTGCTGGCTTGATGTAAATGTCTCCAACGAATTCGTTGCGGTCAATTACTTCTGGTGTGTTGTTTGTTTCATCGCATACTACGCGGAAGTCAAAGATACCACGGCGGCCCTTAACGTCACGTAGGAATGGTTCGACTAGGTTTACAAACTGTGCGCGTGTGAATTCATCGTTAAATTCGAACAATGAGAACTTAGCAGCGCGAGTAATAGCCTTTTCAACCACGATGAATAGACGGCGAACGTTAATACGGTCAAACGCTGATGGCTTGGCCAACATTGTCTTGTCACCGAATAGAATTGTACCTTCACCTGGGAAGGAAACAACTGGGTTAACACCCTTCTTGTAAAGTGTATCGCGGTCTGCCTTGCTTGGGTTCCAAGCTGACTTGATAACGTTCTTAATGTTACCACGGTTGAAACCAGCGAATGAGAACCATGAGTCACGTTCAAGGTCGGTACGGACAGCAAGACCGGCAATGTCGCCGTTGTAAGGCAACCAACGATATACGTTGTTATACTTGTCGAACTGATACTTCCAGTTACCATCCATGAAGGCATAGCTTGATGAAGGCAATGTGTCGCGTGTCGTGCTGATCAAGTTGGCTTCTGAACCAGCTTGGTCTACAACATCACTGCGCTTTGGTGATAGGAATACAACTGCGTCCTTGCGGGTTTCGGCAATGTTGTTAATTGCGTCAATTGCAACGGTTGTGTTAGCGTCACCCATCATGATTAGAGATACGTCAACTGTATCCTGGTTACCGAATAGACGGTAAGCCGTGATCAATTCTGCATCTGTTGGCTGAGCGGTTACGCCGCCTGATAGGGTATAGGTGTTTGCGGCAATACCAGTGAAGGTAATACCAGGAGCAGAGTTGCCCGCCCAGTTTGTGCTGGTTGGGTGGCCTGTCCACCAAACATACTTAGACTTGTCGTTAATAACGCTCTTATAGAAGTTTGAGGAACCATCGCTTGTAACGGCATCTTGTGCCTTAGATACAAAGGCGAAGCGTTCTAGAACTGTGTTAGCAACACCAGAGAACTTACCACCACGGTCAACGACCACAATGTGCATTTCGTCGTTTGCTCCGCCTACGCCAGAAGCATAGGTTGAGGTAGATGGTGCAGCATCGAATAGGGAAGCGTATGCCCATGTATTGAATTCAACTGTGTTTGCACTTGGGAAGGTTTCAACGCGAAGGCTGTTACCAAGATCACCGGGATACTTTGCAGCGAATGGGCCGTATAGTGCTGAACCTGCTGAGAATGATTCGTCATACTTACCGCGGTTCTTGATTAGAACGCCATTGCCGTTTGCAGTTGCGTTTACCTGAGCGGTGTTAGATGCGCGAACAGTCTTAAGGTCAACAGCATATGCAAGGAAGTTTGCAACGGTGAAAAATGATACAAAGGTGTTCTGATCTGGCTTACCAAAACGATCAACAGCATTGATTTCATTGCTTAGAGTAATAATTTCTTCAACTGGACCCCAGTTGAACTTACCTGCGAAGGCACCGACCGTGGTTCCAACTCCTGGAACGATAGTGGTTAGGTCAATTTCTGAAAAATTGACGCCTGGTGATTGCTGGAATGCCATGGTTTGTGAACTCCCTTATAGTGATAGATACATTTCAATCTTGTTCTATGGTATTTATAAAAATGAGCTTTTTAGAGCCGACCCCACCCTTTGTTCGGGTCATCATAAGGATAACGGTTTTTAATGTCGTCCACGGCGTTCCATATGTCTCCCTCATCGTCTACCATGCCCGGTATTTCTAGGCCGGTGTTAATCATCGGCGGCGGAAGATAATCGGCCTCCATGGCTTCATATTGTTCACGCTCTAGAGAGGTACGAATATCTGTACCGACTGTTTCCTTAAATACACGCTGGTTAACCAGCCAGCCAAATAGAACAAGTGACATGGCAAGGTCGTCATTGCAACCTTCTTCTGCTGCAAATGATTCCTTGACAGATACAAATGTTGTTAATTCAGAAATAGTATCAAAGTCTTTGATGATTAGTTTATCGTTTTCAATCAAGGATTTTAAGTTTGAGCAACCGATTCTTTTTACTGGTGTGGTTGTTCTGACACCGAATTGAATCTGCTTCTTATAACCACCTGAAATGTTTTGGCCCTGCTTACCCTTCATTGACAATTTAAGAAGGTTGTCATATGATAGATCATAATGCAGAATATCCACAACCTGCTGGCCGATATCATTGATTTCCACCAGTACGAATGCATCATTGTATTTTCGGCCGGTGCGTTCAATCAAGTTTGGATATGTCATAGGCGATAGCCTATTGTTTCGATACTTTGCAACTTGCATATACGGAATGGATGATACATCAATAACAGAGAAGGCTTGGTAGTCAAGGCCTTGTCCACGGGAAACGTCACATACAATAACGTATGTGCGGCCCTTCACAGGCGGTTCATAGATATCAAGCTGACCGAATTCATCCTTGTCCTCAATAGCAAAGGCATTCATCCAAACAAGTTGTTTTAGTTTCGCACCCGAAATTAGGGTGTGACTTGAGCCTAGGAAGTTGCACTCAAATTCCTGGTCGAACTGTTCCGGAGATGTATTTCGAATCATCATCTCTCGCCATGCTTCATCACGGCCTGGAACTTTGCGCCAATCCACGTCAATTGGAATGTAGTCGTTTCGTTTCTCGATAGCATCTGTCCACATTTTATAGAACAGGTTCATACCCTTTGGTGTTGAAACGATTAGAACCTTGGTGCTTTGTCCAGAAGAAATTGTAGGGAAGGTTGACTGGAAGAATTCCACGGCTAGGTTGTTCTGCACGAATGCGAACTCATCAAGCATAACAATGTTGAAGGTACGTCCACGCACGGAAGCTGCTGAGGTTGATTCGGCTAGGATCTTTGAACCGTTTGCAAGTTCGACGTAACCCTTGTTCCAGATACCGATACCCTGTTGTAGCCATTTTGGAATCCATTCATATGCAAGCTGGAGACGACCCAACAATTCGCGCGAGGTCGCGCCCTTGTTAGCCAGAATGGCAACAGATACGTTTTCATTGAAAAGGATATACCACAGAAGATAAGAGAGAAGCGTGGTTGACTTACCCGACTGACGGGCCATTTTACAGATAACGAATCGATTATTGTTGACCGTATTGATAATTTCTTCCTGGAAATCCCATAGGTCGAATGGAACTAGGCCGCGATCAACGTGAACGATTTTGATATACTTACGAATGAAATATGTTGGACCATCCACAGGATCAGCACATTTCAAATATTCTAAAATCTGGTCTTGAGTTAGAGAATGTGTTTCATAAAGTCTGCTAAGATTGGGGTTACCCATGTAACCCGATGCTTGTGACATTATTTTGTTTCTTCCTGTTCAATTACAACAGGCTCTGGAGGTAGTAAGATTTTGGCCTTTTTCATTTCAGCCAACAATTGGGCGGTTGTGCCCGTGAATACAGCTTTTTCAATATTAATGGTTTGGCCATTCTGTTCATTATCTAGATTGCTTACACGTCCAGAAGTCTGTTCTTTTTTGTGAAGGTCTTTCATTCCTTTGGCTAGCCCAGCAAGAGTGTCTATTAACTTTGCTGCTACCTCATAGTCGCGTGCCTTCTGACTGGATTTAGCCACAGTCAATAATTCGCTGAGAGCATTGGCTCCCAATTCTGTTATGGAACGGAGTGTGGAACGGGAAAGAACATAATCATCTTGTTCATCATCACCAGTCTTTTCTGTTACTACAGCAACTCTCTTGGTTGGGTCGTCAAAAAATACATCTTCACCGTCAACTCCAAGTGCATCTGCTATTTTACCATTACTCATTTAAAAATCCTTATTGTCGGCACCCTTCAAATCTTTGAGTGCCCACATATAACTTTCAGTTAATCTTTCTCTGGCTTGATCAAGTCCAAAAGAACCATCACCACCAAATCTAGCTTTCCATAGGAGGCTTTGAAATTCTAGATAGGCCTTCTTGATTTCTGGAATTATCTCTTGACGCAATTGCCAATTAGGCTTTCCGCCGGCTTCATCTTCCAATTCATCAATTAAATCTTCTCTATCGACTATCATTGCAATTCCTTTCAGAATAGATTCTTATTTAGTATTCTGTTTGTGTAATTGAGTAACCAAAATCATCCTCTGGCTCTGCATCAATTGGGTTAGGTTCAATCTTTATACTGACTGCTTTACGTGGCGTTGCATCAAATGATACAAGATTATATGCGGCATTTGTTGAGGCAAAATGAATTATGCTATTGGTAATAAAGTTACCTTGCGTACCACCAATAACGATAACAGTATTGGAATCATTAATAGAAAGCACGGTTCCTGCTGCTGTTGCTGTTTGAACAGAGTCACCTTGGAACACAACATCTTCCATTTTAATGCGGCCATTACCGCTGATATTCATCTTTGAAATAGAACCACCGGCGCTTAGTGAACCATCAAGGTATGTATTGGCAAACACCTTGCGGATGATCTTAGCAGTGTTAATTGGACCCCAAAAATAAACTTTCATCGTAAAAGTGAGCGTGTTCACAACATTACGCATGGTATCGAAGTCACCTTCCCAGTCAATTTCCTGGTTAACATCATTCAAAATAACAGGAATGTCTTTTAGATACCCCATCGTGGTCATTAAATTAACGGTTGGTGTATAATCTGGATTGAACATAGGAAGAATTTGCTCAACAATCTGGTCACCATCATCAATTGATCGGGTCAATATGTTTAACTCAAAAGTCAAATCATAGGGAACACCAACATACTGTGAATTGCGCACACCGGCCAGGCTAGGCATATGCAATAGCGATTGCTGTTTCCGTGAAGGATCATAGTTCATAGAAACAACGTTGAAGGCCATTCTCGGCATTGCAATCTGAGTTGACTTTGTTAGTTCTGGGTCTGACTGCAATTTCATCAACCATTTTTCTTTTGGTGAGTATGCAATAGGAACCTTGATACGTTCTATCTCAGTAGTGAAAGCCGAGTTATAGCGAATGAATGTGATATCATTGAATATTGAACCAAACAAGGTGATATATTTGCGCTTTAATCTGTTATAGAAATGTGACGCTAACATTATACATCTCCAAACGGATTATTTTCAGAATTATCAATAAGTGTTTCGATTTCACCTTCGATTTCCGAGTTCTGTGAATCACCCATTTCAGTTTGATCTTCTTGAGGATCATAGTTGAGAATATTATATTCGGTTCCGGACGTAACGCCGCGAACGTTTCCTGTGTTGGCGAATACACCTTTAATGTTGCCAATTTTAAGTGTCTTGGCCGTGGGTGACCATGCTTTTACTTCTGCAACCGCAATAGCGGCAGCATATGAACCACCTTGGAATACAAGTTCATTAATATGATAATTGGTATTAGCATTTATTGGTGTACTATTGAGTGACAATTCAATTTGATATCCACCTTCAAGTTCAATACTGTCAATCACTGGGTTACCTGTTGAAATACTTTCTTGTGAATGTTTGAATAGTTCACATGTAACTTCATACATATATGGAAGATTTCCTGAACGGCCAAGTGTATAATAATTCTTTTCATGATCGACATTCTTAATTTCATATAGATTCGTTGAGAATGGAACATAAATCAAATCTCCTTCGCGTGGCCGGGTGGCAACGCTTGCGGGTACCCACTTACGGAATGTACGGCGAGAAATAAGGAACGAAACACTTTCGTTGATCTGTAGTCCAAAACGACCTGCAAATGTACCACCTGATAAATTTTCCATCGTATTGTTCATATACATTTCAAGTATATATGATCTGGAAAATTGAGCGGCCGGATTTTCACCATAGATATAATCTATTTCAGAACCAGTAATGCTCTCGCGGACAATATAGGTGCAGTCCGTGCCATACATTTTGATGGATTCGACAAGCAAATCCTCGACAAGATTTTGTTCCTGTGAATGTCTATTTGGAAAATTATTGAAATAATGATTTACAGGCATGTTTTATCCCGTATAGAACATAGGAGGCGCTTCGTATTCCGCTCTAATTCTTTGTTCTATTTCTTTTACTTCTAATGCGGCCTCGGCCAATATTCTTTGACCATCCAAGGTGACACCGCCAGGCATCTGAATTCCACCAAACTTACTAAGATTATTACCCCATTGTTTTTTAATCAATGCAGTTAGATACTCTTTAAGCATACGGTCCGAGAATACATCTGGGTAGGTATCGGTATCAAGTTTTCTCCAACATTCAGCAATGATATATGAGCCTTCAAGAGCATCCACCGACCAATCCCAATCAATATACAATTTATCTGTATGTCGATTGAAACGAATTGGCGCAACACCATTAAGGATTTGATCTAACATTTCCAAGTGAGTTCGCGTCATAACGTAGTTGTTTATTGTGCTATTTGATAAATCCCACATATCATTTAGTCGCATCTGGTAATTAATATTGAAAATGCTGCCCATTGGTTGAGTGTTGGTTACGCCGCCGACAGGGAAAATCTTGTTAATACCAATAATGCTATCTGCAACAGTAATAGAGGTGTTTGCAATATCACCTGCTGTCAATTGGTGTTTTAGGTAATATTTTTCGGTACCGTCATAATGATAATCATGGAAATAAGACAAGGCCTGATCAACGCGATCATCAACTTGATCTTCGTCAACATTGATATCGATAACAGGATGTCCCAGTTCACGCAGGCAATAATCAATTAATTCTTGTCGTGTTGTCGGTTTCATAGATTTGTTCTTTCTTCGTAATGCTTTCGAAGTTCTTTAAGACCTTCTTCATTATCAGCCATTGTACCCCAGCAAACAAAGCTGCTGTCGGTATCTCCACAGCGGGTACAATCAAAATATGCTTTCACCGCATCATCAAAAAATGTAGGTCCGGGCCATTCTTCACCGTCATAGAAATCTCTAAATTTCCAAGTGTGGCCTTTAAAGTAACAAATAATATCTACTAATTTCATTGTGGACCTATTGGAGGCCAACGAGGATCCTGTTTAAGCAATTTAAGATTTGCCGGTAGTTCAACATCATCCTTAATTAGCCATGCTGCCTCATATAAAGACTGTATCTGTAAGTTCACAGCGGCAAACAAATCACATAGATTATCGGCGGTTAGACTGTGATTGACGTTGTTTGCATCACGATAAGTTGTGGTTCGGACCAAGTCGCCGCGGACAATAAAGATTAATCCTTGAGTGGCTAGATTCGATAGATTGTTCAATGAATTGTTATCCATGTTGACTACCACGGGTGTACCATTAATTATTACGGAATACTTTTTGTTTAGACGCCGGTCGCGTTCATTGTTAACATCACCGCGGTTAATGTCAATTTGAACAACCTGGCGCTCTTTTATGATCTGGCCGTCAACTAATGACGATATTTGAGGTCCTAGAGTTTCATCTGCATCAGGAACAGGCAGAGTTGCTTCCACAACTGGCACCCAATGCCAGCCTTTTCCGATTGGATCACCTGGTTGTTCATCAAAGTCACCTTCACGGATAACTGCATTAGTCATATCTAATAGTGCAAATCTAGCCATATTTCATCTCCTCATATTGTTTATTTATGGGCCGCGGCCGCCTAATGAATCGTAACTTTGAACCCAGGTGAGGACCGCACCCTTGTTTTGGTTCCAGAGGTAGAAGTATTCTGGGAAACATTGACGGTAGCGCCAGAACTTCCCATCCGTACCCTAGGATTTTCCTCCGGTGTGGTATCGATACCAATAAGAGAACCTGGCTCGAAAGTGATTTTTGTTGGTGCCGGCGCAATTTGTGAAACGTCAACCGCAGGACCAAACGTTCGCAACGCTGCCAATGTGCTTTCGGATGGCATGGCATGAACGCCAATAATGGAATCCGAACCGAGAGTGATTCTTGTAGGTGTAGGTGAAGTTGAGGCGACACCAAGACGCTGTAATATCACTTTGCCGATGCCGGCCAATACAACTGATAAGCTGCTGTTTCCTGATATAGCCGCCTCTAATGCTCCCTTAGCAATAAGGACAGAAGCCAAATCTCCATCACCAGCAATGGCGGCTTCTAGTGCTGCCCGAGCATTAAGGGCAGCAACAATGTTGCCGCCGCCCGAGATGGCTGCATTTAGTGGTATAGTAGCATTAAAGATACCAGACAAATCACCTGCGCCGGAAATGGCCGCGGCGATTGCTGCCCGAGCAGTAATGATGGCGCCAAGTTCTCCGCCGCCTGAGATAGCGGACTCTAGTGCTGCCTTTGCAATAAGTAGAGAAGATATATTACCAGCACCAGAAATGCCGGCGGTTAACGGCAAGACTCGAAGTCCCGTGCCGGTTAAATCACCACTGCCGGCAATAGCGGACTCTAGTGCTGCTTTAGCAGTAAGAGCGGCCGATAGATTTCCGCCACCAGATAGAGCCGCGACAAGTTCTGAGCCTGCCAAAACAGTAAGAGTAGCGGCTAAATCTCCTTCACCAGAGAGAGCGGCTTCTAGTGCTGCCTTGGCAATAAGAAGTGAAGCTAAATCACCTGCACCAGAAATAGCGGCTTCTAGTGCTGCTTTTGCAGTAATTACAGTGGCAATACTTCCGTTGCCAGTCAAGGCCGCGTTTAATGCTGCTGTTGCAGTAAGTGTAGAGGTTATCGAACCGGTACCAGAAATGGCGGCTTCTAGTGCTGCCTTAGCAATAAGTAGAGAAGATAAATCGCCTGCGCCCGATAGAGCCGCTGCAAGAGCAGCCTTAGCAGTAAGGATAACAGATAGGTTTCCTGCGCCAGAAAGAGATGAGAGTAGTTCAACTTTACCGGTTATAGTTGACGCGATAATACCAGAACCACTCACGGATGATATGAGATGGCCTATACCGGTAAGATTGGGAGTTAGACTGCTGCTACCAACAAGTGTTGCAACTAGCGCATTAGGATCTCCACCACCAACATTTCCTTGAAAATAGCGTGGGGCCCAGTATCTTGACCCGAAATATCTGGCTCCAAAATAATCAGACATTTACTTTAATCCAGATCGTAGGTGATGGCCGTCCTGTTTCCGTTTTCGTCAGTAGTTGCGACTATGCGGTCTGTGTCGTCGGCGACCGCATTGCGGATGGTTACTGTAGAAGTCTCGGCGTCTGACACTTTACCAGCAGTCGCAGCGGCAATGAGACGCATGGCTTGCTTGGCAGTGAGACCGGACTCGATGAGAATCGCCCAGACAGCATCGCCGATAGTCGCTGTTGTGAGCAAATCACCGGTGACGGTAATGCTGGACGCTAGGGTGCCAAGCGCAGTGGCTACACCTTCAGCATCGCCTTCGCCTTCCAGCGCAGCGGCAGCATGACCAATGGCTGTTGCTGCTCCGGCAAGATCGCCCTCTCCAGCTAGAGCAGAGGCAAGGTCGAGAAACGCAAGTACTGCAGCGCTAGAGATGGTTCCGGTGCCCGTTAGGGCAGCAATCATTGAGATGACTAGAGCGGCTGCACCGACTAAATCTCCGGTTCCTGCTAGAGTAGCAGATCCGTTCACGCCGCCGGCAATGGAAGCTGAGGCGTCGCCGTCACCGATCATGGTGCGTCTAGCAGTGATGGCTCCCGGAGATTGCGGCATCATCCATGCGTATC